AGTTTACCTACTTAGATAAGGAGTGAATATGAAATATCTTTGGATATTATTGATATCCATCCCACTATTTGGACAGCCTGATGAACACACCTTTACACAAGAAGAAGTATTGGGATTTGCAAATAAAATAGTATCTTTACAGGCAGATAGTTTAAATTTGGCAAATCAGGTAAATATTTTAGAAGAGTTGGGTAGTAAATATGAAGAACACATAAGAACTGATTCTCTTTTATTGGTTCAAAAAGATGAACAGATAGAACTTTTAATGGAACAAAATTGGGCATTAGAACAAAAAGCAGATTTAGCAAAACCAAGTTGGTATGAAAACAAGTGGTTGTATTTTGTATATGGATCAGCGGCGATAATTATACCAACTTATTTTGGAATTAAAATAGCGGACTTAGCAAATTAATGAGTGATAAGAATATAAAAGAAGTCATTAAAAAGGAATATTTAAAATGTGCACAAGACCCTGCATATTTTCTAAAAAAGTATGCTGTTATACAACATCCAATAGAGGGTAAAATACCGTTTTCTTTATATGATTTTCAAGAAAAAATGGTAAGTGATTTTAATGAACACAATTATAATGTTATTCTGAAGGCCCGTCAGTTAGGTATATCCACACTTACCGCTGGATACGCATTATGGATGATGACTTTTCAGAGTGATAAGAACATATTGGTTATTGCAACTAAACAAGATACCGCTAAAAACTTGGTTACGAAAATCCGAGTTATGCACGCAAACTTACCAAGTTGGGTTAAGTCAAAGTGTGTTGAGGACAACAAATTGTCGTTACGATATTCAAATGGTTCACAAGTAAAAGCAATTGCGAGTTCTGAAGATGCAGGTCGTTCAGAGGCATTGTCATTATTGATACTTGATGAGGCCGCGTTTATTGAAAAAATAGATACAATATGGACTGCTGCACAAAGCACTCTATCTACTGGTGGACAATGTATAGCATTATCTACACCAAATGGTGTTGGTAATTGGTTTCACAAAGTTTGGGTTGATGCCGAAGATGGAAAGAGTGATTGGAATTTTATAAAATTACATTGGTCATTACATCCAGACAGAGAACAAGAGTGGAGAGATGAACAAGATAAGTTGTTGGGTCCTTCAATGGCTGCACAAGAATGTGATTGTGACTTCATCACTTCTGGTCAAACTGTAATTGATGGTGTTATTTTGGAAGAATACAGAAATACACAAATTGAAGATCCAGTTGAAAAGAGGGGAATGGATAGTAATTTATGGATTTGGAGACAACCAAATTATACCAAGAATTATGTAGTAGCTGCTGACGTTGCTCGTGGTGATGCATCAGATTTTTCCGCGTTTCATGTAATAGAAATAGAGAGTATGGAACAAGTAGCAGAATATAAGGGGAAAATACCTACCAAAGATTTTGGTAATTTATGTATGAACACTGCTATGGAGTATAACAACGCATTACTTGTGATTGAGAACTCAAGTATTGGTTGGGCTACCATACAACAAGTTATTGATAGAGAGTATGATAACCTATTTTATACAAGTAAAGATTTACAGTTTGTAGATGTCGCAAGACAAGTAACAAACAGATACAGACATAAAGATAGACAAATGGTCCCGGGGTTTAGTATGACAATGAAAACAAGACCATTGGTAATTGCAAAATTAGAAGAATATTTTAGAGAAAAATCAGTCATAGTTCATTCTAATAGACTGATTGATGAATTATTTGTGTTTATATGGCACAATAACAAGGCCGAAGCACTGGAGGGATATAATGATGACCTTCCAATGAGTTTGGCAATAGGATTGTGGGTAAGAGATACTGCACTTAGATTAAATGCAGAAGGAATTGCCTTACAAAAAACAGTCCTAAATAAAATGTTAGATTATGAACCAGTTTACACCCCAGAAGAAGAAAGAGCTGAAGGTTGGGAGTGGGATATACGTGGTGAAAAAGAAGATCTAACTTGGTTAATAAAATAATAAGAGGATAAAATGGCAGATACAACATTAAGAAGTAGATTAAGACGACTTTTTTCCACAAATGTAATCGTAAGACATGCAGGTGGAAGAAGGTTAAAAATTGCCGATACAGATAGAGTTCAAAGTGCACAGAGAAATAGTCTTGTAGATAGATGGTCAAGATTACATACTAATTTGACAACGGGTGGATACGGTCATTCACAGGCAATTAGTTTTCAGGCACAACGCCTGGCTTTATTTAGAGATTATGAAGAAATGGATAGTGATGCAATTATATCAAGTGCATTAGATGTTTATTCGGATGAATCTACAATGAAAAATGAATATGGTAAGATATTAGAGATTAATTCAGAAGATGAAAATATTCATGATATTCTACATAATCTTTTTTATGATATATTGAATATAGAATTTAATTTATGGCCGTGGGTTCGTAATCTATGTAAATATGGAGATTTTTATCTCTATTTAGATATTAAAGAAAAGTATGGTATTACGAATGTAATTCCACTTTCAGCATATGATGTAACTCGTATTGAAGGTGAGGATCCCGAAAATCCATATTATGTTCAGTTTATGGTTGAAGAAGGTGATACAAGACATTCAGGCCACATGGCAGGAAATAAAGAATTAGAAAATTATGAAATAGCACATTTCAGATTACTATCAGATGCAAATTTCATACCATATGGAAAAGGTATGATTGAAGGAGCCCGTAAGATTTGGAAACAATTAAGTCTTATGGAAGATGCTATGTTAATTCATAGAATTATGAGAGCACCTGAAAAGAGAGTTTTCAAAATTGACATTGGTAATATTCCACCAGCAGAAGTTGAAAACTTTATGCAGAAGATAATCAATAAGATGAAGAAGGCACCAGTAATTGATCAAAACACGGGTGATTACAATTTGAAATATAACATTCAAAATCTTACAGAGGACTTTTTCTTACCAGTTCGTGGTGGAGATAGTGGAACTTCAATTGATAGTCTTGCAGGATTAACTTATGAGGCGGTAGAAGATATTGAGTATTTAAGAAATAAGTTAATGGCAGCACTAAAGATCCCAAAAGCATTTCTTGGATACGATGAAGCAGTTGGTAGTAAGGCAACTTTAGCAGCAGAAGATGTTCGGTTTGCACGGACAATTGAAAGAATACAGAGAATTGTGGTTAGTGAATTAACAAAGATTGCAATTGTTCATTTATATGCACAAGGATATACAGATGCAGACCTTGTAAATTTTGAATTGGAATTAAAAAATCCATCTACAATATATGAAGAAGAAAGAATTGAATTGTGGAATAACAAACAAAGTCTTGCTTCAAGTCTTATTGACGCTAAAATAGCAGATACAGAGTGGATTTATGATAATGTATTTAAGTTTACAGAAGAAGAGAAAAAAGAGGTTAGACTTGGACTAATTAAAGACCAAAAACGGAAGTTTAGATGGTCTCAGATTGAAATGGAAGGAAACGACCCTGTTCAAAGTGAAGAAGCAGTAGGAACTCAAGGTGCAATGATGGATGCTGGTGGAGCTGAGGGTGGAATGCCAGGAGTACCTGGAGCACAACCACCTGGAGCAAGACAACAAGGAAGAACTGGTAAAGAATTAGACATAAAGATACCAGAAGATGGTTGGCCAGGAAGTGGTCGTCCAGGAGAAGGACCTAAACACGGAAAAGACTCAAGTATAAGGGGTAGAGATCCACTTGGAGCCCACGACAAACGAAAAGGTGGTAGTGGTAGTCCAAAATATGGAATTGCGTTGGCACATTATGACGCATTAAAGAAAAGTTTAGGAAAAGTTGGTCGTGAAGAGAAGAAAATTTTGGTTGAAACGACTGATGTAGAAGAAGAATATAAAAATGAAGTATCTTCGTCTTTAAGTGATACTTAAACGACTAATTATTAGAAGTTTTTATATTTATAGATGAAGAAATATACTTATTTAGGAGCATAGATTATGGCCCAACGTGTAAAGCACTCGAAGATTAAAAATACGGGAATTCTTTTTGAATTATTGTCCCGCCAGATCACTGTAGATGTGATGAATGGTGATGATAAAAGTAAATCTGTAGAGGTGTTAAAAAAATACTTTAACGAAAAGACAGAACTTGGTAAAGAAAATCAATTATATCAAGTTTTGTTAAAAGAAAATTATAATTCGTCTCGGAAAGCAGAAAAATTAGTTGATGCTGTAATAAGAGCTAGAGAAAAATTACAGAATAAAAAACTTCGTAATGAAAAATATAATCTTATTAAAGAGATTAAGAAGAACTATACTGTGGAAGATTTTTTCAGAGCACGAATTCCTAACTATAAAGTATATGCTTCTATTTATAAAACATTTTTAGCAGAAACAACTCCTGTATTTGATCCAAAAGAAGAAGTAGATAGTAATTTTTCTATTATAGAACATATCACCCGTAACAAAGTAAAACCACGTGATACAGACAGCAAAGTAATTTCTGAATTTAAGAATGAAGATAAAGATTTAAGATTACTTTCTTATCAATTAATGGTAGATAATTTTAATGGTAAGTATAAAAATCTTAATTCTATGCAACGAAATTTATTGAAAGAGTATGTTAATAATATTTCTAATACTAATTCGTTAAGAGAATTTGTAGATAGTGAAGTTATGAAAATTAAGAAAATTCTTAGTAAATTTTTACCAAGAATTGATGATAAAGTAACTAAGATTAAATTAACAGAAGCAATTAAACAGAGTGATACTTTATCAAAAGGTAAGATTGTGAAAGACAAGCAGGTTGTGGCATTAATGAGGTATTATGAACTCATCAAGGAACTACACAATGTCACGGGTTAGAGAAGGTTTAATTCGTAAACTTGTTAGGGAATTAATTAGACAAGAATTAGATGAAGCCAATTCTACTTCAAGTGTAGGTGGTAGTTACAACACACCGCATGCATTTGGTGGTAGTAATAAAAAAGGTAAAGGTAAGGGCAAGGCCGGTTACACGGGAGGTCATGATGAACCAACTGATGGAACTGGTCATTTTATTGCAAAAGACCCGAAGTTGAGAAAAACTGAATCCGTAAATGAAG